AAAGGTAGTATATTTTAGAAATTTCCAGGAATCAAAAAATATTAACCCTGTAACAAATGACAATAGACCAAATGAATTAATTCATATCAAGAAGTACTCTCCAAAGAACTCATATTACGGAGTGCCGGATACAGTATCAGCAGCAACCTCTATGGTCGGAAACGAACTAGCAGGCAAATACAATGTTGATTACTTTGAAAATAAGGCTGTTCCTAGATACATAGCATTAGTAAAGGGTGCAAAATTAAGCCCTGAAGCAGAGGATAAATTCTTTAGATTTATGCAGGCTGGGCTACGTGGTCAAAATCATAGAACTCTTTATATACCACTTCCTGGAGATGGACCAGACAATAAAGTAGATTTTAAACTAGAACCAATTGAAAATGGAATTCAAGACGGATCATTTGAAAAGTATCGCAGATCAAATCGTGATGACATTCTTATGGCTCATCAAGTTCCGTACTCAAAAGTAGGTGGCGGTGCAGGAGTTTCTATAGCATCAGCATTGGTGGCAGATAGAACATTTAAGGAACAAGTAGCAAGACCAGCACAAAGAAATCTGGAAAAAACCATTAACAAGATTGTTAAGGAAAAGACAGATATGCTTGCCCTTAAATTCAATGAACTAACATTAACAGACGAGCAAACTCAAAGTCAAATAGATGAGAGATACCTACGTATGCAGGTAGTCGTCCCAAATGAAGTTCGTGAAAGATTAGGATATCCCCTTAGATCTGGAGGCTCTGACCCCATTGTTCTTGGTGCACAAGCAAGAGCAGAACAAGTCGCCCAATCAAGTGGAAATCGTAATAGAGATCAACAAAGAACAGATAATGCTTCTGACTCTACCTCCACCGCAACTGGGCGAAATGCTCAAGGTGAAGGAAGAGCACAGCAATAATTTGTTATAATGTTATAAGTACCTATAAAGACTAATTATAATAGAGGTAGAATGACTAATTTATCTAAAGCATTTTGGCACTCAGAAGATAACAACATAAAGTTGTCAATGCCAATTGCAAAAGTAGACAAAGAGAAACGCACAGTTTCTGGTTTCGCAACTCTTGATAACATTGACAAGCAATCAGACATTGTCCCAACAGATGTTAGCATTAAGGCTTTTGAAAGATTCCGTGGCAACCTACGTGAAATGCACATGCCTATAGCGGTGGGTAGAGTAGTATCATTTAAATCAGATACTTTCTATAATAATGAAGAAGACAAATTTTATAATGGAGTATTCGTAAATGCATATATATCAAAAGGTGCCCAAGATACCTGGGAAAAGGTTCTTGATGGTACTCTTTCTGGCTTTTCTATTGGTGGTAGCATCAAAGACTCTGAAGAAATGTATGACTCCAAGATGGATAAAGCAATTAGGGTTATTAAAGACTATGACCTCCACGAACTCTCATTGGTAGATAATCCTGCTAATCAATTTGCAAATATTGTATCAATTGAAAAAATAGCAGACGGTAGTAACAAAATAGATGGTATTATTAGTAAAGTAGATCTTGAAAATGTTTATTGGTGTGAATCTGATTCCCTAGTAAGACTTTCTCAAGAAGAAGATTCCGCTTGCCCATCATGTGAAAAACACATGATAAATATAGGCTTTGTAGAATCAAATGATACTGAAAAGAATTCTGTGGTAAAAGGTTTACTGAAATCACAGAAAATTAGACTTGGTGAAAAAATAACCAAGGCTGAAAATCCTGATAAGGAGGGGAATAATATGGCAGAAGAAAATGTAGAAGTAGCACCAGCAACAGAAGAAGTTGTTGAAACACCAGCCGCAGATGCACCAGCCGTAACTGAAGAAGTTGCAGCAGACGCACCAGCCGCTGAAGAAGTTGCTACCGAAGAAAACATTGAGAAATCTGATAGTGCAGAAGAAGCACCAGCAGAAGCACCAGCCGCAGATGCACCAGCAGAAGCAGCAGTTGCTCCAGCAGAAGTAGTAGCAGAAGATGCACCAGCAGAAGATGCCGCCACTCCCGCCGAAGATAGCGAAGACGCAGAATTGGCAAAGGCTGTAGATACAGTACAAGAATCTATTGACGAGGTTCAAAATACAGTTGCTTCAGCACTTGGAGACTTGGTGGCAACAGTTAAGTCACTTAATGAAAAGATGACAGAACTACAAAAAAGCATTGTTTCCGCAAAAGAGGAAATTACAAAAGTAAAAAACAATGTTGATGAGTTTGGAAAGCGTGTCGACTCACTAGAAGATGACACCGCTATCCGTAAGTCTGGCGACCTCGGCGGGGTCGTTCAGGAAACACAAATAAGAAAAGGATCGATGTGGGGCGGGCGTTTCCTCAATTCCGCTGACCTATATCGTTAAATTCACTGGGAGGTGAAATAATTATGGCAGAAGAAATTTTAGAAAAGGCTGCTGCTACAGGATCTATCGTTTCTGGTGGTATTGGTGGTGTAACAACCCCAGCCGCAGGAGACCTTGGTGTCGCAGGTGCCGCTGGTAATGATGGCGGTATTCTTGCTCCTGAGCAATCACGCCAATTTATCGAATACATATTCGAACAACAAGTTCTTGCAAGAGATGGACGCAGAGTAACAATGCGTACAAACGCTTCAGAACTTGAAAAGTTAAACGTAGGCGAAAGAGTAATCCGTGCCGCTGCACAAGCAGATGCAACTTACACAAACGCTGGCGTAACTTTCACAAAGGTTGAACTTTCAACAAAGAAGATTCGTCTTGATTGGGAAGTATCAACAGAAGCATTGGAAGATAACTTAGAAGGAGCAGGTTTAGAAGACCACTTAGTTCGTACCATGACACGTGCGTTTGCAAATGATTTAGAAGATCTAGCAATCAACGGAACAGGTACAGGATCAAATGCGTTCCTAAACATCCTTCAAGGTTTCACAGCAAAGGAAAACACTTCAACAAACACTGCAACATTCGGTACAGATATCGAAGACTTACAAGCACTTGTGCTTGCAATGCCTCGTAAATATCGTGCTTCACGTGCAGCAATGAAGTTCTATGCAGACACAGAAACAGTATCTAACATCATCAACGGTCTTGGCTCTTCAGGTAACCTGAACAGCGAAAGAATCGTAGAGCGTGTTGTTGCTGGTCAAGAACCACAAATACTTGGTGCTCCAATCCAGTACCGTGTATTAGGTCTTCCATTACTGGAAGTTCCATTGATGCCTGCAAACCGTGTAACTTTGACATTCCCTGAAAATAGAATTTGGGGTTTCCAAAGAGACATCACAGTTCATCGCGAATTCCAACCTAAGAAAGATACAGTAGAATATACTGTGTTCTTACGTTTCGGCGTTCAAATCGAAGAAACTGACGCAATCGCAGTTGCTCAAGGATAATATCCTTAACAATTGATTAGAGAGGGGAGCAGAAATGTTCCCCTCTTATTTATTTATAGTATAATTAAATAGAGGTGCACATGGAACTTTTAAGATTGAATAACACAACAAGTTTATCTGCATCATTTTCTGGATTAACAGCAAGTTCAAATTATAAATTAGAATTAGACGATTTAATTACCTCACAATCTTACTCAGCAAGTGCTGCAGCAAACGGATCAGGCATAGTATCATTTGTAATGCCAGATCACTACTTAACATACACAGGCTCATTGGTAGCCACAGTTAAAGACTCTACCCAAGATATTGTTAATATTACAAACATTGAAATACTAAGACCATATTGCAACATAGATACTACAGGGCTAAAGATATACGGAAAGACATCTGGAATTACGACTACAGAAAGAAACAATATAGTTGAATATGAAAGACTTGCCAGATACATAATTGACTCTCATACAGATGGATTTTCTTTCATTAGAAAAGAAAAAGAGTTTATTGGATCAGGAACAGACGAACTTCTTTTAGACGAAAAGGTACATAATCTATACAAGATTTACGAAAATGGAGAATTAATGTATGATGCCTCATCAAATACAAATGAAGCAGACTATAAGATCAATAAACAACTTAATGCAATAGTCCTAGATATCCCAGAAAGCAATAGGATTAACTATAAAAAGGTATGGAGAGATAGATTTTTAGACATTGATTTTTTTGAAGGGTATGAATACATTGTAGATGCTGATTTTGGATGGAAGGTAATTCCTCAAGATATTCAAGAAGCATGTGAATTATTAATTCAAGATATATTTAAAGATAACATTAAGTATATAAATAGATATATAGAGTCTTTTGACAATGATGACTTTAAGATTAAGTTTGCTAAAAACTGGACAGCCACAACAGGCAATCTTATCGTTGATAGGATCTTGGAGAGATATAAGAGACCGATGCGTGTTGGGGTGTTGTAAATGCTCCCAGGTGCTGGAATAGATAACATACTTTATCCAATGACTGCTGAAATATACTATGCAGAAACTAAACAAAATGATTTTGGAACAATGGAAAAAACTTGGGTTCTTGATAGAACAGTAAAATGCTCTGCAGTATCTGCTATGTCAGATAAGACTCTTAATAGTGAATTAAAATCTAACTCAGCATTTTTTCAATACAACTCAGACATAGCCTTTAGATTAAAAGAAAATATTCAAAAAAAGAAAAATGGAACATATTACCCAATAACCGAAATATTGATAACAAACATTAAAGATAATAATGGGGACTATGTTTGGACAGAAAGTGAAGATAACGTTACCCAGTATGAAGTAACAAGTTTTGTACCATCATTTGATGCATTTAACAATCCAGAGTTTTATCGTGGGTATCTAACTAGATCTACAAGACAATATGAGGTTCTATACTAATGATTACCGCAAAAATTGATACTAAGAATATAAACAAGATGTTAAACAACCTTATTCAATATACAGATGGATTTATTACAGAAACTAAGGCACAACAAGGATACATAAATAGAAAGGTTGCTAATACTAGCGTCAATGCTTTTTATCAATATCTTGATGGAGTTGCAAGAATGCACCCAGGAATGCTTCACCATGTATACGAATGGGGAGAGGTAGGAAACCCTACAGCAAGACTTGTAGATTTGGACATTGTATCATCAGGAAGAGGTTCTACTATCAGTGCAGAATTTTTACAATCACAGACAGTCAAGGATGGGTCTTCTGAGCCATTTTACGACAAAGCAGA